ATTTTTGAGTAATAAACAAATTCTTTGTGGTACCCGTTTAGAATATTAGTTCCTAACAGCCATATACCCCTGCCATATTCTTTATGGATGGATGAAGAGACCCCAAAGACACAAAGTATACGTCCTTCGCTATCTCTAGCCACAAGCGAAATATAAGCGTCATGAACGGTATCGGAAACAGCGTTTTCTATTTCGCTTAATCCAATTGCGTAAGCTTCTTTTTTGTCAGCGTCTCTAATATTTGAAATGAAATTATTGACATCAAAATCTTGGCACTGCTCTATGGTTATTTTCTTCACCCAAAGTTCACCACCCTGACTATTGCGGAAAGGCTGAACGGATAGGGTTCATCATGGTAAAGACAAACACGTCCGCTATTGTTGTAGTCTCCCGGCAATATTGCCTTTTTATCATCAGTGTATAGGGCATATGCTCCTGTCGGAAGGAATTCATCATAAGGTATGCTGTCTAATACATCAAAAGTATTTCCTATCTGACCACCTAAACTGTTTTTCAAGCGCAGATAAGCTTCCACAACCTTTTTAGGTCTTCCTTGCATAGAACCGTCTTTAAGCGTCATTTCCATGTTCGGGGTCTCTATTTTTGCAGCATATTTCAATCCTACAGTAACCTTTAAACAAGAATCGGCTATTGTCGCCGTTCCGTCGGTGGCTATCGTAATATCGGGCTGGCGCCTTCCGTCTCCGATGACCTGAACGGTTTTACCCGCTAAATGAGTTAACCCCGTTAATGCGTTAGTGGCTGTTCCGTTTGTAACAACTTTTGAGCAATCCGTCATAACGTAATCGGCAAGAACAGAGGATGTTCTTTGTTCATCAAATACCTCTATATACCTAACAACAGAACCGTTTATTGTTCTTTTTACAACTGCGTAAAGGGTATCGTTATTGTTTGATACAACATTTGCCACGCTTTCAAAAAGCCCATCCGTAGCTATAGAAGACCAACCAAACACCTTTTGTTCTCTAATGTAGGTTAAACAAACGATAGCCCCGTCTGTGCGAACAAAATAGATGATTGAATTAGGTTCTTGCTGGAAAGTACTATCCGTTAAATCATAGCCGTCTACTAAGTCCTTTGCCAGTTGCGTTAAGTCGTCTCCTGTATAGTTGTCGGATTCGTATGTATATCCCAAATCTCTGACCGTGCCATTCCTGCGTTGAACATATATAGTTCTGTTCCCTATGAATTGGGGTTCGCATTCGTTACTACCTCTAGTCGTTTGAACCATCGGGTTAGGAGGACTAGCAGGTGTGACTATTGTATTGCCGCTTATGATCCATTCGTTGCCATTAGTTAAAACGATAAGGTCTTTAGCAGAAACAAGGTGATTAATTTTAAAAACTTCTCTTGAGATAACAGAAACCGCTAAAGCGCTATCGTCCGTTAAAGTTCCGTCAACTTTTTCTATTCCAAAGTTGTAGTAATCTCCTGTCCTTGACATCCATACAACATGAGGGTATTGAGTGCTTCCTGCAAATACCAGCCTGTCTTGAAAGAAGGTAGAACAATAAGGATAACCAAAGTTTTCAGACCATACACCAAAGGCATATTCAGTAGTAGGCGATGTAGAACCAAAAGGCTCATCATCAACAGTAGTAACCGTTACAACCTTTGCCGACGTATACCCCGTTATTTTAGCGGTGCCTTCATGAGTATATGGATATCTGGTTAAGTCTAAATACAGTGTTCCTTCGCTTATAGTCTGAATTGCCCTTATGTATGTATGTGTATCAAACGTACCGCTTTCAGATGCATTAAAATCGCTGTTTCCCGTATATTTCCGGTATTCTTTCCATGTTGTACCGTCGTCAGAAGTTTGCAAGACAATATTTCCTGCCCATGTACCATGCGTTAATAATTTCCATGAATCTCCTACTAATAATGACGGTGTTGTTTGTGGAGAATTGCTCGAATTGGTACTCATAGACATAGTACCAGATTCAATGTCGTGCGATAACCTAATATAACCGCCAACCTGAGAAGCTAAAAACACGTCGTTAATAGACGTAAGGGTAACTCCCGAACCGCTCAACGCTGAAGGAGTTATTGTATTCGTGCTTGTTGTGTCCCCTGTCATGACATCATAATAAGCGTGAGTTACTTCAAATGGTACCAACGTCCATACCGTATCAGAAAAATGCGTTAGAACTTGCACCGGATAGGTGCCTGAACATATGAACATGGTGTCTGCTGACTGGTTAAAGCGTAAATTTATTAGATTATCCTCTTCAAAAGGAGTGGTAAGCTCAACGGACAGGTAAACTCCATTCTTCCACACCCTTATATATTTGTATCCTACTTCTAGCATATAGGCTACTTCTTCGGTGTTGTTAAACCTAACAAGTACGCACTGTTTATCAGCATACTTGCAAGCTCCCAAAAATAATGTCCCAGGGCGCCTAGCAACGCCACCGTATGGCTTGACTATGACGTTTTCGGCAGTGAGAAGTGCTGATTGGTATTTTTCTAAATCAACCCTTGAAGCTACTTCTTCGGATATAGCTCCGCTTGCAAAGCTAGCTTGTAGTGCATAATATGGTGAAGGCATCTATGATCACATCCTTGCTGAGATAAAATCTTCGGGATAATGCGCTTTCGATTCGCTTTGCTGTACGGAAATTACTTTGGCCAACACTAAAGCGTTTTGGTACAGTTGATATTGGGTTTCAGCAATAGCACTAGAGCCGCATAAAGGTGTTGCTATGGTGGCAGCTATGCACCGGGTTAGCGCTTCGGCAAATAAAACGCTGAACAAATCAGCGTCTACTATGTCGTATGTATATTCTGCATAGGCATTTTCAACATCACAGGCGATACATTGAACTCCTGAACTGTTAGTGAACACCTCGTATCTTTCTTTTTCATAAATCTTTGATTCTGCATTTTCTGAATTATATATAAATCTTATTGCCAGGCACGCTGTAGGGTATGCGTAAACATATTCATATCCAAACATGGTAGTGTCGCTTAGTAAAGCTAGAGCCGTAACTCTTTTAGCAAAGCCCCAGTTATAATTAACTAATAATTGCTGGCGTAAGTGGTCATAATACAAATTGCATTGACGCGCGGATTCGGTAGAATCGTTTAAACTTGTAATTCTTGCTTTAGCAATATAGCCAAGCGCCATATTGCATATGGTTAGATTGGTTCTTTCGTTTGCCATATTGCGTCCTCCCTTTTATAAATAAAGCAGGGGATTTACCCCTGCTTTTTAATAAGACTTATTAATTGGTTCCTCGTTGCGTTATGTGGATAATCTACACCCTCGTTGTAGAGCCTAGCTCTTAACTCGTTCATGCTCATATTGTTGAGCCTGTATTCCTCGTTTTTTCTTTGTATTTCTCCGAGGGATAGATGTTCTTTAAGATTAGTCGATTTCAACATCATAGACAAGTGCTGCATCAACCACACCGGCGCCTAGAGTTGTTTTGTCTGCGTCTAAAGTTGCAACGGATTTTAAACGCAAGTATTGTAAACAGCCGATAGGCAAACGAGCTTTAATCTTAGCCCCTTTCGCCTTGCTTACTGCGTAACTGGCAAGGTCAACAGGAACGGAAAAAGCTTCAGTGCTAGAAGTTTGTAATGTTACGGTTAACGTACCGTCTTGAATAGCGGTAGTATTTGCGAAAAACAAATACATTTGATTCGTAGCGTCTCCTGCATGGGTGCCATCTATAACATCCGAATACTCGGCGTCAGCGTCAAAAGCCGCTACGCTTTTTGATTTATAAAAAGTATTTTGAGCGTCTCTAATCATTTATATCACCTCTCCTTTTTCTGTTAAGCCGTTACTGCGGCTTCTGTTTCTTTTAAGCAGTCAAGCTTACGTACCGGAATACCTGCTACACGAATTAAAGGCATAGATCCCATTAACTCTTCACGGGTAACATGAACATTATTCTTGTTAATTAGATAACATTCTAAGAAAGTATAGATAGTGTCAGGAACGTACCATACAAAGCTCATGTTAGGAGCTTCTAAGTTACGGATGGTATTCTTTGCGTAAATGAATTTCTCCATTAAGGCAAGCTTTGTAGCATCAGTAGAAGGCATAGAAGCTACGTTGATATTGGCAACACGTGAGTTACAGCGAATATCACGAACAGTCAAGCCTACGTTCCAGTCGAACAAAGTAGTCAAGGCACGGAACTTGCGACCGGCAGAATCAACGGCATCGTTTTCTCCCAAATCTTGCATTTGCATACCGGCTACAGTGTTGGCAGGATAAATTCCAGCTGTGGAATGCTCACCCCAACCGACTAGGTATGCTGATGCGTTAGTACCTGAACCTGGTGTACCGGCAGACACAACTTGATAACCGGGGGAATTTTTAGCTCCAGTCAGAGTGTTGTATCTAACCATCAATCCGTTAAAGGTATCCGGATCGGCGTCAATGTCGCCATAAAACAGCATATCGGCAATCTTTTG